AGTGCCTCTTTCAGTTCGGCCAGACCGATAGTAACGAAAGAATTATCGGCTAGCTTCCATCGCGTCTCGGTTTGTCCTGCTGTGTCCGCGCTGATGATTGTGGCCATCATGTTATTGCGGGCAGTCTCGTTGCCGTCAAACGTGTTGCCGTTTGACGTGATGACTGTGATGGCGGCCAGCAGAATCGGCTTCTGTTCGGCGGCGATTTGCTCGGGGGTTTTCTCGGGGGGTGCAATCCGCTCGCATGGTGTGAGATGCGCGTACCACTCAGGCGGCGCATCATCGGCGAACTCGTAGTATCCGTCTTTAGCATCTTTGAAAGATAGCATTTATCCAACCCTCGAAATTGTCATAGTTACTCGCTGGGCATCATGCTCGTTCGACCCTTGTGTGTGCGGGCGTACAACATCCCCCGCGCTCAAGTAGGCCGCAACTGCAACGTTAATAGTCTCACCAATGGCACTGCTATACGCCAGTACCAGCCTATTCGCTGTCGTGATGCTCTGAATGTCGGTGGTTAATTGAGTTGAGTTTACCGATACCCCCACATTCTGCCCTGTAGCTAATACATCACTGTAACTAATTACATACATTCCTGTAGCATTAATCGTAAATGAGGATCCAAGGGTAGCGGAGTCCGCGTAGGTAATGTCACTTCCTTGATTTACGGCTGTAGTGGTAAATCTGCGGATTTTTGTATTCGTGCTTCCGTGTCCGTTACTTGTGTGCACTCGAATACTCGAATATCCAGTCTCCAATTTCGTCCCATACGCACTCAGCGGGTCAACCACGTTCGCACCATCACACTCAAGAAATCTGGACGTGCTAGTCTCTACATATTTTCCCAGGCCGGCACTAGGAGAAATATACGCCTTCCTGGTTGAGGAAGTATTGTAAAAACTCCATCTACGATCTTCTGCCGGAACGGTGATTTGTCTATCCGCTGTCCAATTAGTGAGTACTAGATTGATTTTGCTTGCTGAATATTCCGCCTCAGTTAGGGTATATGGCGCGTCAGTAGGCGGCGTAACAGTTACTTCTGATATAGAACTGCCTCCATTTGATAGCTGGCCAACAGCGGCTATATCATCAGCATCAACACCATTAGCTACCTTAGCCCTACCATTCGCATCACGAATCATCAACTTAGACGCTGTGGCAGCAGAAGTTGCCTCAAGCGTAGTAGCCGCCGCAGCAGCGTCGGCGTCGTCAATCAACGACCTACCGAAAGTAGATATAGTAGCTTCCGCCCAAGTGTCAACGCCAGTAGTGTAAGCAAACTTGTCAGTGGCAGTGCCCAAAGAGGCAAGAGACGTAAGTGTTGCATCAAGGGGCTGCTTCTGCGCCAACAGTGCAGCCGTATCGGATTCGAGTTCTTCAATAGCTGCTTGTACATCTGTAGCTGCGATATTACCGGCGGGAGTAAAGGTGATGTTGGCTGCGATGTGAGCATCCACAGCTTGGTCGAACACATGCCCATCTACTTCGTTGAGCCACGTAGCAGTAATTATTGTTGCTTGATCTACAAAATTAGTGGTCGCCATGGCTCCCTCACAGTGAATTAGTAAATGTTCCAGAAGGAGTTGTATCTGGATTGTAGCCAGCTAAAGCACAGCCAGCAATGGCATCTCCAGCAATAGCACTCCTAGTGGTACATGCTGTGGCTGGGGCTACGCCATCTGTCTTCTCAGGTCTTACTAGCCCCTTAGCTGCCTCTTCATCAGCTCTACCACGAACAAAATCTTGCGGGTGCCTAGTCTCAAAATCCTCTGGGCATACAACCTTGTTGTCCCAAGTGAGCTTGGCATCCCTACTGCGGATTATGAATCCGCATACATCACACTCAACCCAATGGTTGCCGGCGTCAAAACCAGGATGTCTAGTCTTCTTCCCATAAGATCCCATAGTAAGTCTCCTAGTTACACCTGCTCGTACCAAATAAAACTGAAATACACATCTATGGAACCAGCTGATGTATTGGTAAACTTTAGGGTGTAATCAGTACCAGCCTTAAGAATCCATTCGTGCGGCATAGATTCATTAGATGTTGCTGAGTTGCCGGGCCCGGTCTGCAAAAGGGCAAATAGATCCAATTCTACACCATCAGCCGTAACAGTCGGACCAGTAAATATCGAAGTATTTGATGTAGTAGTGGATGCTCTGTTTCTATTGTATGCAGTAGCCGCTGTTCCATTGGCAGTGGTAGTTGGCGCCTCAAACAACCTAGCCTCTGCCGGACCACCGGTTGCCTTTATGTCAAAAGCCTGAAAATGTATGTTAGATGTAGGCTTGGCTAACAAATAAGCTGATGCGCCAGCAGTAATAGTTAGCTTTGCATGATAAGCAAATGCTTGGCCAGCATGAATACGAAGATGCACGGTATCTGTGGCGTGTACGGCATGGGTAAAAGGATCTACAGGAATGGCATGTAGCCTTCCAGCCAGCTCTCCATGTATAGCTACATTGTTTGCCATGGCAAGCCCCCAAGATTAGTATCGCTTGTCCAATACCAACCAGATGGTACCAACATCCGTAACAGCGGACAAGCCAATTGTAGTGATGTTGATATCCCCAGTTTTACCAGTGCCGGCGTTGTTGGGAATACCAACAGCATTAGCGTGCATGTGGTTACCAAATGCCGGAGCTACGCCGTGAGTGAATTCTGGTAGTACATAAAAAGGTACGTCAGTAGTGGCATCCCACAATAGATAGGATGAAAAGCCAATCATATTGCCGCCAACAAATACAGCCTTAGTGTCTGTACAAGCGTTACCATTACGATCAGCAGCCAAATCCGCTGAAAGGTCAATCAATGTTGACGCAGACAAATCTGCTGAGGAACCATCGCCACGAATGAATATGTTAAATATTGCTACACGATCACTTTCAAATACTTTCTGCTTACTGACCAAGTGTGCCATTATTTATCTCCTAAATGGAGGGGGAGACGAATCTCCCCCTAACATTACGCCAGACTTACGACGCCGGAACGGCGATAGTCAGGCTACCTGACACCTCAGTCTCGGCTTCGTCAGAGGTGAAGTTGCCACTCCACTCATCCCCAGAAGCAGATACGTAGTGATTACTAGCAGTGGAATAGTCACCCCACAGATAATTGCGAGTTACGAGATTGGAGCCAGTACCACCAGTCAGGTTAATACTGGTCGTAGTCCAGGCACCAAAGTCGTTACCAATCACAAAGCAATTGTACAGGCCACCGACAATATGATTAGTATTGCTCTGGAAGGAATTGCCCTTGATTCGGGCACGATAGCACAAGTTTGCACTATGCAGACCAATCGCAGTTGCGCAGCCCTGGAACTCATTTCCTTCAATAAGAGTGTTATTCACAATCTCAGTGTAGGAAGTAGCACCAAACTTGATACCAGTATCAGTAGAGGCAACACCAGCAAAGCGGCAATTGAGAATTTCCGCATGAGAGGCGTCGCGCTCGTCATTACCACTGGCAGCATTACGAACCAGCTCAATTGAAGCACAACCAGCACTGCCAGCAAACAGGATATTGATAAAACGCCAGCCCTGCTGCAACACACGCACAAGGGCCTGCCCAGCAGTCGGAGAAGCGGGGGCAGCCCAAGTGGCCGTACCAACGTCGCCACCAACCGGCGCAGCATCCGCATGGCGTGGACGGTTACCACAGCCAACAATGGTAACATCAAACACCTGAACCGGAGTTACAAGCTGCTCACGAATCTTGCCAACGAAGTAGATAATGTCACCAGACTGCACGACATTAAATGCTTGGGCCATGGTAGTGAAAGCGCCCTTGGGGGTGCGGCCAGTGCCGCTGGTGCTCTTAGTTGCGTCAACAAACCAAGCGCGGCCCTTATAGGGAGTAGAAAAGATTTTGCTGGTGCCGAGAACAGCACCAACAGGGGAACCGCCATACTGAAAGACCCCATCACCGAAAGTAGTCATTTACATTCTCCAAAGAATAGCTAATAGTTGGAGTAACTATAGGGGTGAGGAAAATCCCCACCCCCATTAGCTACCTACATTTGCTTAGGCACCAGCACTGCCGTACACGGCACGCGGGTCGGTCCAGCCCACAGAGTAACGCTCAGTGTACTTATACTTGGCGTTCTCGGTGTCGAAGTCGTTGTCGATGGTGAATTCCATCGGACGACGCTGGAAGTACTTCATACCGTCCTTAATGTTGGTACGAATAAACCAAGCATTGGTGTCAGTGAAGTAGTGATTGACCTTAGCGCCACCAGGGAACATGCCCTTGATGGTGTTAATGTCGTTGTCGGCAGTACCAACACGATACGGGGTCATCAGCAGACGCTCAGCGTCGTACTGGAGATCCACCGGAATGTGCAGGGTCTTAGCCTGTACAGCGATACGCAGACCACGATCGTTAGTCCACTTGCCGATATCAATCATAGCCTGCTCAAGAGCAGCCTCGGTGAGATCGGAAGCAACGGACGGCTGGTTGGACCACGTACCACCAGACCAGTTGGGATGAGAGGCGCTCACGAGGGATACGCCATCACCACCAGTGTAGCTGGAGTTGAAGGCGCGATTGTAAACATTCGCACCAACAATTTCCTTGGTCTGACGAGCGGAGAATGCCAGAGCGCCAGCTTTACGCTTGCCAATATAGCCGTACTGGTCATCTTCATACATCTCACGAGTGATGATGAAGCCCAGCGCCCATACAAGGTGCGAGTAGCGGGTGATGAATGCCTGCTCTTCCTCATCGAACGATACGGCCTGTCCTTCCGGCTTCTGCTGAGCAAGACCCAGACCCACAACACCAATGTCTTCCTCGTAAGCACGAGTAGACTTGAAGGTATCGAACAGGTCGGTATACTCTACCGGGAACTCCTTGTACTCATTGCCGTAAATAGCATTAAGGCCAGGGTACAGGAGTTTTGCAAAATTACCACTATCAATAGCCATTTAACTTCTCCTTACTGGGTGGTGGTCACAGACAGGAACATCACCAGATGACGGGCATTGGCGATGCTAACGTCATTGTTGGGAGAAGTATCGTCCTCAACAACCATCACATCATTATTGCTTGCCGTGGTCAGTTCCGCAGTGGAACGGCTGGTAGTACGGCTGCCATGGGCGGTAGCCGCAGTAACAGTAGTATCAGCCTTCTCACCGGGGGACAGGTCCAGGTCACTGGCAGTCTGCACAGAGAACAGAACACCATTGGCCGGAACATACCACAGAGTGCCTGCAGCGTCGTGCGCGATGTACTGCTTGGTAAGATCGCTCACATCAAAAATACCAGCACCACCATGATGTACACCGGAGGAACTACCGATACCAACAACCACACCAGTTACAGCATCACCAGAGTCCGCGACAGTAACAACACCGGCATCACTGATATTGATGGGATCACCAACATAGATATCACCGTGATTGTTAGTCGCGTCAGAGCGAGCGGCGACGGAAACTTTACGCATAAGCGAGTTCCACGGAGCACCGAGCAGGCTCTTTACGGGAGTAAAGCCATTCGGCTTGTCCACATTTGCCATTTTTTATCTCCTAATTGAATTAATTGTCCACGGAGCTAGAGTAAGAAATCTTGCCACTTCCGTAGTCACCATCATTATCTGAGTTAGTACGCTTACGCATAGCCTTACGTTCGATTTGGTGAACCTCGTCGGCCTTAGCCTTCTGGTCTTCAAGATACCATTCCTTAGGAATACGCATCAGGTAGAGATATTCACCACGACCGCCGGGAACACGAATAAGTGAACCCAGATTTTCAGAATTAAACACAGCCTCTTGACCAACCTGGAGATTTTCCTTCGGGGAGAATTCCCAACCTCCGGCCAGGAAGCGATAGATGCGCTGACCCTGCTCACTCACGTCTTTTACCCATCGGTATTCAAAAGAGGGGTCTAGTCCCTCCACGGTGA